ATCAGCAGGGCCGAGAGCCCGGCGATCGTGGTGGAGCCGCTCAGCGACAACGCCAGCCAGAACACGGCGCTGCCGACGCTCGACTGGTCGATGACGGTGCGGGTGACGGTGATCGTGCGCGGCGCCATTCCTGACCAGATCGCGGACCCGATCGTGGAGAGTTTGCACGGCAGGCTGATGGCCGATCTGACGCTCGGCGGCTATGCGATCGACATTCAACCGATCGGCGTCACCTTCAACTTCGCCGAGGCTGATGGCGCAGCTGGTGAAATCCAGTGCGACTATCGTGTGCTCTATCGGACCTCGGTCGCAAATCTCGCGAGCTGATCATGGCTACGATGGTGGATGAATACTCGGGACAGGGCGGGACTTACCTGCTCGACCCCAAAACCGGCAAGCGGACGCTCATCGAGCGGACGGAGCCGGCCCAACCCTCCCAACCTGACGAGGTAGAGAGCAATGCCGCTCCTGAGCCGCAAACGCCTGATCCTGGCGAAGACTGAGACCACCTACGGGACCGATCCCACGCCGACCGGTACGGCGAACGCCATCCTGGTGCGGAACCTTGAGATCACCCCGCTGCAGGCCGATACGGTCACGCGCGATCTGATCCGTCCCTATCTCGGCAACAGCGACCAGCTGCTGGCGCAGACCCGCGTCGAGGTGACCTTCGAGGTGGAACTGGCTGGCTCCGGCGCTGCCGGCACCGCCCCCGCCTATGGCTCCGTGCTGAAGGCCTGCGGCCTTGCCGAGACCGTGGTGGCCACCACCAGCGTCACCTATGCGCCGGTGAGCGCGAGCTTCAGCTCGGTGACCCTGTACTTCTTCAACGACGGCATCCGCCACAAGGTGACCGGCTGCCGCGGCACCTTCGAGCTGAGCGCCGAGGTGGGCCAGATCCCCACGATCAGCTTCACCATGACGGGGATCTACAACGACCCGACAGATACGGCGACCCCCACCCCGACCTATGCCAACCAAGCCGCGCCGCTGATCTTCAAGAACGGCAACACCTCCAACTTCTCCATCTTCAGCTACAGCGGCTGCCTGCAGTCCCTGAGCTTCCAGATGGCGAATGAGGTGATTTACCGCGAGCTGGTGGGCTGCACGAAGGAGTCGCTGATCGTGAACCGCGCGCCGGCCGGCGACGTGGTGATCGAGGCCCCGACCATCACCGCAAAGGATTTCTTCGCGATCGCCACTGGCTCGAGCACCGGCTCGATCAGCTTCCAGCATGGGGCGACGGCCGGCAACATCGTGACCTTCACCACGGCCCAGTCGGACATTGCCAACCCCAGCTACTCTGACCAGGACGGCATCCAGATGCTGAACCTGCCCTACGTTGCGGTGCCCACCAGCGCCGGCAACGACGAGCTGAGCCTGGCTTACACCTGACCCTCGGAGCGCCTGAATGGCATTCGTTCTCTCACAGTCGAAGTCCTACAGCTGGCCGGTCACCGTCGAGTTCCCCATCGACGGCGGCCGGTTCGACAAACAGAGCTTCGATGCCGAGTTCAAACGACTTCCCCAGACCCGCATCCGCGAGATCTGGGATGCCATTCAGGCCGGTGAGCTGAACGACGACGACCTCTGCGCCGAGGTGCTGGTCGGATGGGTCGGCATTCAGGACGCCAAGGGCGGCGATGTTCCGTTCAGCGAGAAGGCGAAAACCGACCTGCTGAACGTGCCGCTGGTGGCGGCCGCGATCGTGACCAGCTGGCTCGACAGCCTGGCGAAGGGCAAAAGAAAAAACTGACAGCCGCCGCCGAGCATTGGGCCGGCGGCGCAGTCAAAGATGAGACCGCGGCAGATGCTGCAGCCTTTGGGCTGGAGCTCCCCGAGCAACGGTCAGACGATTTCGAGGTGTGGCCCGAGAACTGGGACGCTGTGGAGATGTTCCTGCGCAGCGCAACGCAGTGGCGCACCACGATGAACGGTGCGCTCGGGCTCGATTATTCGGTGCTGGAGTGGCTCTTTAGACTGTACGAAGTCAAGGAGCCGCGCGCCCTTCTGGAGGACCTGCAGGTGATGGAAGGCGCGGCTCTGGCAATGATGAACAAGGAGGGCTGACGCCATGGCGATGTCCCTCGACACGGCGATCAAGTTCACGGCCAAGCTGGAAGGCTCGGGGCTGGACCAGCTGAAGCGCGGCCTGCAGGGGCTGGCGCAGCAGTCCAAGGTCAGTAAGCGGTCTCTCGATCAGCTCTACACGGCCACCAAGGCCTTGGGCAGTTCGTCCACTAACACCATCGCGGGACTGCAGAAGACATCGCAAGCACTTCGAGGGCTTCGCGATCAGGCGGAGTTTGGGAGCCGCAAGTTCAGGATTCTCACCAAGGACATTGCGGACGTAGAACAGCGCCTGAAGCGCTTCCAAGGCGTGGCCGAGGGTGGCGGCGGGCTGACGCGCGGCAAGGCGTTGCTGGCCGGCTTTGCAGGCGGCGTGGCGGGCTCCATAGCGACCGCTGCAATCAGCCAAGCCAGCCAGCTCGGACAGGGCGTTTTACAGGTTGGCCTGCAGGCAGAAGGCGCGCAGGTCCGGCTTAAGGCCCTTGCGGATGAGTTCGGAGAATACAACCAGGCGCAGGAAGCGACTGCTCGCATCGCCAAAACACTGCGCATCAGCAACACGGAAGCACAGGAAAGCTTTGCGAGCCTTTACGCCTCGCTCAGGCCTACGGGCGTCGCACTGCCAGAGCTCGAGAAGGCCTTCATCGGCTTCTCTGCCGCGGCCCGCAACAGCGGCGCAACGGCGCAGGAGACCAGCAACGCGCTGATCCAGCTGAAGCAGGGCCTCGCCTCCGGCGTGCTGCAGGGTGAGGAGCTGCGCTCGATCCGCGAGCAGGCGCCGCTGGCGGCGGCGGCGATCGCCAAGGAGCTCGGCGTTTCGATCGGTGAGCTGAAGGGGCTGGCCGCCGAGGGCAAGGTCACTACCGATGTGGTGCTGTCTGCACTGGGCAAGCTGCAGGACACACAACTCGGCAAACTGAACCAGCAGTTCAATACTGGCCAGCAAGCGATCAAGGACTTTCAGATTGCAGGCGAGCAGCTGGGCCTAGTTTTGGCGCGCGTGTTCGGTCCAACGGCAGTATCACTGCTCCGCAATTTCACCGGCGCGCTGCAAGATGCAGCCGACATCATCGGGACCATTACCGGAGATGGCGAGGCGGGGCGTCGAGCACAGCTGCGAGTTAGGGCACAACAGCAAGCAGCCCGCGAGACCGATGAAAAGTTCGGATCCTTCAGCTTTGACCTCGGTGGCAAGAACCAGTTCTTCCTGAAGCGGCAGCAGGAGATCTACGCCCAGCTGGAGGCTGCAGATCGCAGGCGCGCCAGTGCCGATGTGGCCACCGCCGACCAGCGCGAGGCCCGCGAGGCGGCTGCTGCTGAGCGACAGGCTGGCCGCGATCGCGCGCGTGCTGAGGCCCTGAAGGAGCAGCTGAAGGTCCGCGAGGACATGGAGGAGAAGCTGGCCGATGCCGCGCAGAAGCGCGCGCAGGAGCTCGCCGACTTCCAGAAGGAATCGATCCGCCGGGCCGCCCAGCTCGAGCGTGATCTGGGCGATCAGCGGCTGCAGGTGGAGCGCTCCATCTCCGAGGCCCGGCGCCGGATCGCCGAACAGGAGCAGGACATCGCGCTGGAGCAGGAGAAGCAGCGGCTCCGCGCTGCCGGGCTCAGCACCGAGGGCGTTGAGGCGGCCGGCCGGATCAATGAGATCTTCCGCCGCTACAGCGAGCAGCGGATCCAGAACGAGCAGAACGCAACCGATCGCCAGACCGATCTGCAGCGCCGGCTCGAGGAGTTCAAGATTCAGACCGCGGACGGCATCGGCCGGATCCAGGAGGGCTACGCGCGTTCGGTGAGCAACATCCTGCAGGACGCAGGCAAGAAACTCGGCCAGCTGATGGAGGCAGGCGCGCAGAATGCAGCGTCAACGCTGACCGGCGCAGGTGGTGCTGCGGGTGGTGGTGGCGGCAATGCCACGATCGCGAGCATCGCGGACACCAGCCTGAACGCCAACGCGCGCGCGTGGCTGGCCGTGATCCGCGCAGCAGAGGGCACTGCTGGCCCGAACGGCTACCGGACGATGTTCGGCGGCGGCCTGTTCTCCGATATGAGCCGGCACCCGGACCGGGTGGTGCGCGCGGGCGGCTACGCCTCAGCAGCAGCCGGCGCCTACCAGTTCATGCCCGACACCTGGCGCGGCGTGGGCGGTGGCCCGATGACTCCGATCCGACAGGACCGGGCGGCGATGGCGCTGGCCATGAACCGCGGCGTGAACCTCAGCACCGCACCGTTCACGCGCCAGAACGTCGCGATGCTGTCGGGCGAGTGGGCCAGCCTGCCCATGATGAACGGCGCCAGCGCCTACGGTCAGCCGGTAAAGCGCTTCGACGCGCTCTCGAGCGTGTTCAGCCGCGCGCGCGGCACGACCCCGGCAGCGGCAGGGTTCTCTCCGACGATGGCCCCACCCCCGGCCGGGTTCGATCCGAGCTCGATCATGGGCGGGATCAACAGCCAAGGCGCAGCACTCGGCGCTGCGTTCGGCACCGAAACGGCCGTGAAGAACCAGCAGAACTTCAACGACCTGATCAAGGCGCTGCGGGTGGAACTTGGCGGGATGACGGCCGACCTCGACGGCCAGACGAAGAGCACGAAGGATCAGCTGGCCGACACCAACGCGCTGATCGAGGCGCACCGCGCCGGCCTGTCGCCCGAGCTGGCGCAGCAGACCCTCGACGTGCAGCGGGCGGCGCTGGCTGAGGCCGAGCGGCTCGACGAGATCGAGTTCCGCATCGCCGAGGAGCTGAGGAGCAATCAGCTGACAGAGGAGCAGCGGGTCGCGCTGGAGAGCGTGCTCCGGTCGGTGCAGCTGCGCCGCGATGCCCAGCCCGAGATCGTGGCCGGCATCCAGCGCGAGAACGTCGAGCTCGAGCGCGCCAAGCAGAACCTGGAGGCGATGAAGGCCCGCCAGCAGGAGCTGCAGGACCTCTACGCCAACATCAAGGGCACGCTGGCGCAGGGCGTGATCGGCGGCATCGACGCGGCGATCGAGGCGGCCATGACCGGCGCCAAGGATCTCGACGACCAGCTGAAGCAGATCGCCGCGGGCGTGCTGAAGCAGATCGGCTCTGCCCTGATCAAGTTCGGCCTCAACTCGCTGTTCCCCGGCTTCGGCTTCGCCAACGGCGGCGTGATGACCAACAACGGCCCGGCGCCCCTGAAGCGCTACAGCCAAGGCGGCATCGCCAACCGCCCCCAGCTGGCGCTCTACGGCGAGGGCAGCAAGCCTGAGGCCTACGTGCCCCTGCCGGATGGCCGGCGCATCCCCGTGGCCCTGCAGGGCGACAAGATGCGCGATGCGATGGGCAGCGGCCCGATGCAGGCTGCAACCAGCCCGGTACTGAACATGAGCTTCCAGAGCACCAACATCGGCGGCGTCGAATACGTCAGCCGCGATCAGCTCGAGTCGGCCATGGCCGCGACCCGGCGGCAGGCGGCCCGCGACGGCGCCAAGCGCGGGATGTCCATGACGCTCGATAAACTGCAGCAGAGCCCGTCCACCCGTTCCCGTGTGGGGCTGCGCTGATGGCTGACCAGTTCCCAAGGATCAAGCCGACGAGCCGGGCCTTCAAGCTCGGCGCCTTCCCCACGAAGGTCTACCGCGCGCTGTCGGGCGCCACCGTCAAGCGCAGCTTCGGCAACCGCGCCAGCGGCTACGAGCTGCAGCTCAGCTACGAGAACATCAGCGACACCACCACGGCGCAGCTGCTGGCCCATTACACCGCCACCTCGGGCGGTTTCGAGCGGTTCACGCTGCCGGCCGACATCTTCGCCGGGATGAGCGACACGCTGCGCGGCTACATCCAGGCGCCGACCAGCATCAAGTGGGAATATGCCGCGGCCCCTGAGGTGCAGTCGGTCTACACCGGCCGCAGCCAGGTGAGCATTCAGCTGATCGGAGAGCTCGACTTCTGATGACTGAGCTGCGGATCTGCCAGTTCCTGAAGCTGCGCACCACCGATGGGGCCACCCATCGCTATCAGAACTATTTCGTGGGGCAGAACGCCTCGCTGCAGAGCGAGAGCTACACCTTCGCGCCCTTCCGCGCCGAGGGTTCGCTGGCCACGCTGAACGGCGAGAACGCGCAGCTGCAGGTGCTGTTCCCGCATGTGGACTTCGCGCTGGTGCTGGTGGAGGCCGGCGACGGCAACCGGCTCAGCGAGCTGACGCTGACCACCGCCTGGCTGAATGCTGCGGGCACGATCACCAACACCGTCACCGATTACTACATCGGCCTTGGCGCCAGCTTCAGCGACACCACCATCGAGCTGCGCTTCAGGTCGGCGATCGACAGCGTGGGCTCGAGCTTTCCCGGCCGCAGTTTCACCCGCGACATGGTGGGGCCGCTGCCGCTCAATTCGGAGCTCTACCTGCGATGAACGATCTGGTGGGTCTTGCCTACGGCTGGGGCCACCGGCCGGGCGACGGCAGCGGCCGCACCGACTGCTTCCAGCTGGTGTGCGAGGTGCGCGACCGGCTCGGGCTCCCCAGCTACCGCGAGCAGTTCGAGTGGGTCTACGCGGACTGGACCGAGGAGGCCTTCCCGCGGTCGATGATCGCGCGCTGGCTGTGTGAGCACGGCACGCACCTCAAGGCGCCTCGCCGCGGCGCTGTGGCCCTGCTGCCGGCCGGCGCCGGTGCAGCGCTCGGCACCCACCTCGGCGGCCCTGTGCTGTTCATCGGGCCGGGGCAGAATGTGATCCAGGCACCGCTGCCCGATGGCGTCGGGCACTACTTCTGGATGGATCGATGACGCGCAAGCTGCTGCCCTACGAGCACGAGCTGATCGAGATCCTGAAAGTCTCGGAGGAGGACTACCTCGAGTTCCTGGCGGTGCAGCACGACTACACCCGCTCGCGCGAGGAGAAGCTGCAGGAGCTGCGCGGCGATCCGGTCTCGATCGTGCTGGTGGTGGTCGGCATCATCCTGCAGGCGGTTTCCTACCTGCTGGCCCCCAAGCCGGAGGAGCCGAAAAACCAGCGGCAGCGGCGCGATCAGGTGTTCGCCCCGCGCTTCGGCTTCAACAGCCAGCAGGAGCTGGCGAAGTACGGCGACACGGTGAACCTCGCCTACTGCAACGTGGAGGACAACCCCACGGGCGGCGTGCGGGTGGCCACCTCGCTGCTGTGGAGCTCGGTGCATAGCGAGGGCTCGAGCCAGTTCATGCAGATGCTGCTGGCGATCGGCGCCTCGCGGATCGAGCAGATCGCCGCAGGCCGGATCGCCTTCGGTCAGACCCCCATCCGCCAGTTCGCGGCGACGAAGAACTGGACCTACTTCGGCCACAACCGGCCGCTGCAGTACGCCGACATCTTCCGCCCCACCGGCAGCACCACCGATCCGACGCGCGACGGCCAGGGGCCGGGTGACTTCGCCTACCGCGCCAACCTGATCGGCAACGGCTACACCGAGGGATTCAGCCAGGCGTTCTCGCCGAGCACGATGACCCGCTGCGGGATCTACGCGCCGATCCCGATCAACGTCAACTTCTACGACCGCGATGAGGACGGCCGGCGGCAGGATGCCGAGCTCGGCGTGGATCTGGAGGACTCGGGCAGCTACTGGCCCCGCAACGTGCTGGACGACACCCGCAACGTTGTGCCGGTCGGCGCTGTGTTCACGCTGGTGTTCAAGCGCATTCCGCACGGCAACGACGACGACGTGAAAGAAGCGGCCGCCGAGCTGCGCCGTTCGCTGTCGAGCTACATCGACGCGGCGAGCACGTACAAGCTGGGCAGCGCGCTGTTCAAGGTGGCGCAGCCCATCCGGAACGTAGAGCTCGACGACGGCGCCATGCGAGTGAAGCTCGAGTGCGTTGAGAGCGGCATCTGCCCCACCGAGGACTACGGCACCACCAACTTCAAGCAGAACGAGGACGAAGCGAACGATGAGATCGTGCTGCTCGAGCAGCAGGTCGCGACGCTGAACGAGCAGCTGCTGAAGAACGAGCCGATCCTGAAGCCCGGCCTGCAGGGTGTTTACACGAAGCTCGAGGAGATCAGGAACCTCAAGGATCTGATTGAGGATCTTGCTGATCGAAAGTGGACATCGGGTGAGCTCGATTATCTGCTCAACAACGCGGAGCAATTCGACCCTGTGGTGGTCGATTATGCGAATCGGGTGGACGGGCTGCGTGATCGCCGCAAGCAGCTGCGCGACCAGATCGAGGATGAGCTCGACAAGCCAAGCAACCAGCGCAACCGCGATCGCATCCGCCAGTGGCGCAGTGAGCTCGCTGATACCAACCGGCAGCTGAAGAGGGCGCAGGCCAAGCTCGACAAGGCATTCCAGCAGTACGGCCTCGCCGATGGCGTCATCCCCGGCCGCGGCAAGACACTCAAGCAGGAGAAAAAGTGGCTAAACAACCGCGAGCGTGATCTAAACCTCGAGATCGCGCAGCTCACCTCCAACGCCAACAACCTCGATACCGCGGCGATGGCAGCGCGGGACAACGGCCTGCGCTCTGAGATCAGCAGCAAGCAGAGCCGCATCCGCACGCTGCAGGACTTCCTGAAGAACCCGGAGAAGTGGAACGACTGGTTCAACGTGAAGTGCCTGGTGAAGTCGGAGGAAGCCAAATACGAGACCATCACCGAGTGCCGGGTGGTGGACTTCGCGCTGAAAGCCCGCGTCTTCAAGCGGGTGCAGGGCCGCGCGAAGAAGTACGGCAAAGTCAGCATGAAGAACTACAAGATCAGCGATAACGGCATCAAGCTGCGATCGATGTTCTTCTGGGTCTGGTATCGCCGCACCGCTTCCGAGGACGGCAGCTGGCAGCGTGTGCCCTACATCTTCGCGATCCGCCGTGGCTCGGACGTGGACAACTTCGTCTCGCTGAAGTTCATCGCCGACGACAACATCGGCAAATGGCAGTTCCGCTTCGAGCCGATCGCCGACACCGGCGCCGAGATGAGCTACCACGGCCTCGCCGACTTTGCCTACATCGAGAACAGCGGCGACGTGCAGGTGGTCCCCGGCCCCCGCGGCGGCCAGTTCACCTTCGTCGGCACCATCCGCAGCCGGAGGGGCAAGCTGCCCCCGGTGAACGTCAACCCCTCCGAGATCGATGAGTGGGGCCTGTTCTCGATGTTCTCCGACACGCAGCTGACCTTCAGCTTCGATCAGGGGCCGGAGCTGGCGATCACCGCCGTGACCGAGCAGCGCACCGAAACCTTCGCCAACTACCCGAACCTCTATGACGGCCTCAGCCTGATCGGCTTCAACGCCTACAGCGGCCAGGGCATTCAGGATCTGCGCTCGATCTCGGTGTTCGTGCAGAAGGGCAAGATGCTCCGCAGGCTGCGTGATGACGGCACCTATCCGGCCTCACCCGATGGCTCGAGCAGCTACGCGCCCGACATCTTCCTCGACACCATCCTCGACGGGCAGAACGGCATCGGCCGGTTCGCCAAGGTCGGCGGCGTCGATCTGCAGGCGCTCGCCTTCGCGAAGCAGTTCTGCCGGCAGAACAACCTCTACATGGACGGCGTGATCGCCGAGCAGACCCCATGGCGGCAGTTCTGGGCTGAGGTGGCGCCGTTCTCCCTGCTTGAGCTCGGGCGCGTGGGTGGCCGCGAGACGCTGGTGCCAGCCGTGCCAACCGACAGCGCCGGCAACATCACCCGGCAGGTAACGATCTCGGCCCTGTTCAACCAGGGCAACATCCTCGAGGACTCCTACAAAGAGGAGTTCATCGACTTCGGCAGCAACGTGCAGGACCTGATCGCCTCGGTGATCTACCGCGACACCGAGATCGATG